AGCGTCATCTTGAAAGTCGACGTGTCGTCATGCGGCGTCTCATCCGAGAGCTCCGTGATGGAATACCAGTTGCGCTCGGCACGGCCATCGCCACGGAATCGGCAGATATCGACGGCATCGCCGGCCATGAAAGCGGCCTGGAGTTGCTCATAAGCCTCATCCGATTTGCAAACGATACCTTCAAGGCTGAGCTCCGTAGACTTGTTTCCAGCATACGTTTCGCCCCAGCCACCGGACGTCTTGTTCGTCGCATCGATGGAGTCTGCCGACATATCGTAGTCAGCCGTCGTCTGGCCGCCGACCTGAGTCCATACCGGCTTTGCTTCAGTAGCGCCTTCGCCGTAATTGAGGTATACCAATACCTCTTTGCCAAGCAATTTGTCCTGCGTCGCATCGCGCTTTACTCGCGTTTTTGTCATATATCTTCACTCCTTAAAACTTCACCAAAAACTGCAGGACAGCTGCACCGATGGTGCTGATGCCCTGCGGTGTTCCAAACGTGATTGATTCGACCGAGCTGTCGACAGCCCAACCGTCGAGCGTGTACTCCCGATCAAGTACCGCCCGGACTTTCATTGCATAATCTTCGACCTGCGTCGTGTTGCCCGGGTCCCCTGCCGGGTTCGGGCTGATGATCGTCAGAGAAAACTCTGCGATGCTCTCCGAATCCTCTTTGACGAATGGCTGATAGCGCACACCGTTACAACAGATGTACCCTGTCACGCTCTTCGGGAAGGCCGGTCCCATAATGCCGGTCTTCCATGGGATATCAGGCACCAAATCCGAGAGAATTGCCTCGATGGCGTCCGACACCTGCCGTAAAGTAACTTCTTCTGCCATCACGAGCGGGATAAGCGAATCACCCCGACGCCTCCCTTCCCTGCTGTGTCCGTGCCAGGCTTTGCAAAATCCGCATACGAGAGTGAACTCTCAAGGCCGGCCACCAGTTCCTTGTAGATGTTGTACTTCTGCAAGTAGATGTCATCCTTCCGGCTGCCATCCATCATGACGGTCGAGTCTGAGCCAACCATCGCCGCCGCACAGACGCGACAGGCTACGGCGGCCCCCAGCTGACGGATGACCGGACTGCACGGCACTGCCAGATCATCCTCAGCCAGGCCAAAAGATTCCGCCTTGTGGAGCAAGTAATCATTCGCATAAGTGATATCGCTCTCCCGGCACGTCAAGATATTATCGTGTACGTCATCCAGTGCAACAAAATCCATATCATCCCTCCCGTCATGTGTCCAGATCATTCATCGCAGCATCAAAACGAGCGCGGATATTATCAGCTTCGGCATCTGCTGCATTGAAGATGAACGGGTCCTTCTTGATGCCAGGATTATGGGCCCTCTTAGCAAATACAAACTTGCCGCCTGATGTCCACCGGAGCACCTTCTTGCTCCTGGGCTCGATGTCGTGGGGCCTCGTGCCCTGATGCAGGTAGATGGTGATGAGCCTCGTCGTGCCGACTGTACCCTGCAAAGAGGTGCCCGAGCCGGTCACTTCTGCCTCGATACTTCGTTCAGCCTCGCCAGTCCTCGTCGTGAAGCGGTGAGTCGACCTCGCACGCTCCTGGATGTCACGCACAGAGATGGCCATAGCCTCCTCCATGCGCTTCTTGAGGTTGCTATTGATGCTGTCCATCCGCGATGCAACGACATCCGCACCATCCACCGAAATGTGCCAGGCCATCTTACTTGAAGTTGACCGTCATGCAGGCCAGCGCCTTCGGCTGCACAACTGCCGCGCCGTATACGAGCAGACCCTTAATGGCATCCGAGAAGGAATTCTCCGGGCGGAGTGCCTGCGTTTCTGTGAGCTGTGCGGCGAAGGAAATGGCGGCGCGAGTGCCAGCAAGGACCTTGAAGAGCGTGCCATCCGTGTTCGGGACGTTGTTGGACTGGTAGATGTTGAAGCCGGCAGCCTGCCCGATGTAGCCATTCGTGAGGACGCTGTCCGTCTTGGCTGTGCCAGCCGCCACGAAGCGCGAATCCTTGAGCATGAAGCCATAGAACGCAGACGGGACGACGACGAAGCGGCCATCTGCCGGCACGTTCTCGTCATCGAGTGCGCCCTTGAGGTCAACCAGAGACTCATACGCCTTGGTTGCCGACGTAATGGAAAGCGGCGTCGTGTCATCACCCAGGCCCTTGGTTACACCGGCCTTAGTGTGGAAACCAGCAATGTACTGGTCGACCGTATCGCGCATCTTGTACGAAGCACGCTGCATAGCGCCATCGATGAGGTTGACGTTGGCCTGTGCTGCATCGACGTCATCGACCTTGAAGGCAAAGTATTTCTGCTGGTCAATGGTCAGCGTGGTCTGTGCGCCGTCAACATCATCGAACGTGATGTCCGTGCCCTTTTTGTAATCACGCACGGCGATGTCACCGATCTGGTTGATCTTCACGACATTGCCGGCCGCCTTGATATCGCCCTCGTAATCGCGGTTGGCAAGATTGCCATACACAAGCTCCTTATCGAGGTGAGCCAGGAGGCGTGCCTCCCAGATAGTCGGAATAAAATTTGCAATCGACATGTTTCATCTCTCCTTATTTTTTATCTGCTTCGGCGACGACGCCTTTGCTGATCTCATCCCAGTGGGCGTTGATTTCATCGCGTGACATCGTCTTCAGGTCATTCATTGTATACTTCGCACCACCGGAACCCTGTGATCCAGAGCCGCCGCCAGCACCAGTCTGGACGTCGGCCTTTACTGCCCAGGGATTCGCCTTGAGCCAGCCAGCGACGCCATCTGTCACGGAAAGATCCTTGTCGCCGTCTTTGTAGACGATTTTGTCGCCATCGCCGACCGAGACATTCCCGATCAGGATTTTCGACATCTCAGCCGGATTGATGGCCTTGCCATCCGTGAGTGCCGACAGGACCTTCGAGCTGATAGCCTCCTTGACACGTTTGTCGTGCTCTTCCTTGGCCTTCTTCTCGGACGCATCATACTTGCCCTTGAGCTCGTCGAAGCTCTTCTTCAGCTCGTTCATCTGCGTGCCGAGCGTTGACGGATCGCCGCCAGCATTCTGGAGTGCCGTCAGCGTGGCAACGAGATTTCTGAGCGCCCCCTCAGTGTCGCCGCCCTGGCGGAGGTTGAGCTGGTCGAGGATCTTGTTCTTCTCGACGCGGCTCTTGGCAGCCTCGTCACGTGCGCCACGAATCGCGTCCTGCAGATCCGCGACCATCGTGCCGCCGTTCTCAATCTTCCCGAGTGCTTCGTAAATCTGTTCCAGTGTGTACATAGTGATTCTCCCTTCACCGTCTAGGCTAGTTCGACTCCCGTTCTTTTAAGCCTGCGGGCGGCTCCCGGCCGAAAAAGGCATGAAAAAAGCACTCATGAGTCAATCACAAGTGCTTATGCGCATAATTTTGTATCATCAATGCAACAGCATCAATCAATCACTTCAATAGAGGAAATTTCTGCTTCACGCATTTCATATCTGGCAATCTCTCCGTTTGAATTAGTCACATTTAAATCCAAAGAGTTATATCCTGCTTCATCGTCTTCTTCGTTATCATAATAAGGGGTAAAGCCAACAACCCTTCCGTTCCATTCCACTCCATCACGGTCAACCATGCGAACTTTATGTCCTACTGCGCTCATCATCTTTTCAGCCATTTTCATGATTCATCCTCCTTTGGAACCATATGGACACCCTTGTCACTTACATGAACAAGACTGTACTCTGTAAGAACCGTATCACTTCCATACCGATGCACTACCACTCCCTTGATACCGGGGTGATGAACCAAAACTTTTTTACTCCAATCTCCAGCTTTTGTTAATTTTATTTTTCCTGCCAAAAGAAGCTCTTTTATGTCAATATTATTAAGCAATTCTGCATTCATATAATAGCTTTTGTCCGGATTATATAAATCGGTTCCTTTTATGTGGATTTTCTGTCTGTCGGTAAATGCTTTTGTACAATATGGCGATTCTAAATAATCATGAATCCTTTCGTCAAATTCCGGCAACGACTCATCTGGTAGGCGCTTAGATATTTCCTCTATCTTTATTTTACCGTCATGCAGGTACGGTTTCAAGCTTTCTGGTAAATCTTTAGGGCGCCCCGCAAGTCTAGCACCGGTGTAGTTTCTTGCCCACTTGGTCCAAGAATCCCTGTTTGCAAACGCTTTTGCCCCTTGGATGCCGAGAATCTGCTGCCGATGATACAAGGACTGGCTCTCAAGCCATGCCCTGCCACCTTCTTCCAGCTGGTCGACGGCCTTCTTGCCTTTCAGCTCACTCCGATACACCGGCGCAAGGTGGCAAAGGCAATGCGGATGCACTGGCAGGCGCGGGGTGGCGTTCTTCGGATAGATGCCTTTGCCGAGGCCGTACAGGTTCGCCTCGGCATAGAGGTCGCAGATGTCGAACTTGGGATGACGCGACGCCAGCTTCCACTGGAAGGCCACGACGGAGTCATCGTCCATATACTTTTCGGCAAAGCCGTCTGCCCATGCTCTGGCCGCCTCTGTCCTGGCGATGCGCTCGGCCACGTAGCGGCTTTTCTCTTCGACGGCAGTGTGCACCGACCGTGAGAGCGCCTTCTCTGAACCATGCACCACTGCATCAAGCAGTTCGCTGTAGGCCGTCTTGAGTGCTTGGTTCGGTGCTCCACCTTGTCCCAATCGCTCAACCTGCCCCCTCGCTCGGCGTACCTGACGCAGCAAATCGTTCCGATCATCATCCGTCAAGTCAGAATGCCTGGCAAAGGCGACAATCTGCTGCAGGTACTTCGGTATTCCCTGCTGTCTCGTCACGGCGTGACCGCTGTTGTAGCCGTCGTACAGCTTGCGGGCGGCCTGCATGGCATGGCGGTTTTCCTTGAGCTGCTCCCTGATCGTCTCGACGATGGCATCGCGCATCTCCTTGTCACTGCCGTGCAGCTTCTCGGAGAGCGTCATGCCGGAATCATCCCATGCCTTATCAATGTGGGACGGGAAGAGCTTGATGGTCCTGCCAACGCCTTCCTCGTAGGATTCCTTGACCGACTGGCGGACAGCATCCCCGACCTGGTCTGCTACTTCATAGGCTGCCCAAGCATGGGCTGTAGCCGCTCCGACGCTGCTGTCGTCATCAAGATTGTTCATGATCGTAGCCGCGACGCCGCTCATCATGCTATGGAATACCTTGCTGAACTTCGATAAGATTTTTGCGATTGGGCTTTTCACAGGTCATCACTCCTGGTTACCGTCATCGGGTGCGGGCGGCTCTGGCGGCTCACTGTTCTTTTGGTCCATGTCGGCCTTTTCCAGGCTCTCCATGAGCTCGTCGAAGCGCTCGTCCGGGATGTCCGGGCAATATGCCGCCAGTACCTTCTTGAGTACATCCTGCCGCAGATCTGGCGTGAGGCTCAGGTCAAGCACCTCCTGCGCCTGCTTGAGCTCGCCCTCGACATCGACGATACCGAAGTCATCCGGGTAGCTGACCGTGTATTCGATGGAGCTGTTGAGCCATGCCGCGAAAATCTGCAGCACATTCTCCTCAGCCCGCTTGCAGTTGGCGGCAAAGTTGGCCAACTGCTGGTTCGTGCGCTCAAACTCCCACTGACGCGCTACGCCGCTCGTCTGGCTGGTCGCTGCTGACTGCAAGAACGAGAGGCTCGCCATCCGATACATCTCTTGAATGAGCGAAGCGATCTGTGCCTGCAGCACGCTGGCAGGATCGGACGGTGGGGCAATGAAATCCGGCTGATGCGTACTCTCAGGATTGTAACCAAGAGCGTTGTTCGTGCCGATCGTCAGCTCAGCAGCGTCCAGAGTCGGCACTGTCAGCAAGGGAAATGTCTGGTTACGCAAAATCTCGCCAAGCCATGAGCAGTGGTTGTACAGTGCCTTGGCCGTCGAGGCGATTGGCCCCATCTCCGGCACCGGCTTCATGGTCTTCTGTTCCAAAAGCCGCGAAAAAAGCGGCACGACGGGAACACAGCCAAGCGCATACGTGCCGGATGCGTCCCCCGTTCCATCACCGGAAACCCTCCAGCCATCCATGTCATACCGAAGGTAGCGATACAGTGGCGCACCGTTCTCGACTTCCTTGATTTCGCGAAAAACCACGTAGGTCAAGCGGCCACTCTTATCGATACTGTATTCCTGAAGGTCCTCAGGGCTCATCAGCGTCAGGTACGGGTACATGCGCCGTTCCATCATCTCGGCCACGTTACGAGCCGTGTTTTCGCGCGGCATGTCTACGACGATGAAGCTCACGCCATACACCTTGGCAGATATGGCCGCCCGCTTCATGAACGTGCTCATGCTCGTCTTATTGCCGTCGACGTCCTGCAGGAAATCCTGGACAATGTCCTCGCACTGCCCGTGGTAATCGCGCAGTGGCTCCCGCTTGAAGATTGGGTCCGTCAGCGCATTGACGATCGGCGCGAAGTAGTTGAGATAGTACGCATTTTCACAACGGTGCCTGTAGTCATCAGCGGACTCGCGCTTATGTTGCGTCAAGTATGCGCCAGAAGCAAAGCCACCGGAGCCAAAGTAAGCATCATGCAGTAAGGAATAGTTCAAGCGGTTTCGCCTCCTCAGTAGTTGATTCTCTTAGCCACGATGCGGTCGCCGCGCATGACTGGCTCTAGGCCGTAGCGTACCGCATCGATGGCATGGTTGTTCTTATCCGGGTAGGCGCTGATGAACTGGCCCTCCCGGTTGCGCTCGTATTCATAGCCGATGAACTCACGGTAAGCGTTCGGCGCTCGCCGTTTGTCGATGTGAATCTTCTCGAGGCCCTGCAGCCATCGCATGCCATAGTCAATGGAGTCAGGGCCTTTTTTTGCGCCATCCACTCGAAGGCCGAAGTCACGCATCTCGGCGATGCTCTTCGGCTCAGCCGAGTCTGCTGTGATGGGATGGCCATGCAAGAGTGGCTTGATTCTCTGAGCGGCTGTCCGGTTGGTCATCTTCTGCCCGTAAAGCTCGCCGTAGATGTAGAGTTCCCGGCGCTTCTTGTCGTAATGCATGCAGATGAATGCCAGTGGATCCACCGCAAAGCCAAAGTCCAGGCCGAAGTAAAGCCGGTCGAACGCAGCCACCTGCTCATCCAGCATCGACATGTCTTCTACATTGTCGAATACCGCGCCGCCAGTGCCAGTGACCTCGCCCATGTACTCATGACGATAGGCCAGCTCATTCTTCCGCTTGAGCTTCTCAGCGTCTTCAAAGAACCGTTCCCCCAGCCATTCCCGGGGAACGCCCAGATACGTCGAATGATGCACGAGCCTGTCAGGATCATCCGTGAGCTTTTCCTCGTTCACCCAATTGTTCTGGCTCTTGGGCGGGTTGAACGAGCAGAATTCCCAGAATCGAGGGCCGCCACGTAAGAGCGACTGATTCAGGTTGCGGATTTCTTCCATGCCCGTGAACTGGTCAAGCTCCTCGAGCCAGGCGATACCGATGTAACCGAATGGCAGCTTGATGGACTTGATTTTTTGCGGATCATCGACGCCGAAGAACAGGATCTTCTGGCCAGTCTTGCGATAAGTGATTTCATGCGGGCTCGTCTTGAAGCGGAACTTGCTCGTGAGCCCCAGCGTGTCGATGCCCCACTGTATCTGCGGGTACACGCTGTTCTTGATGGTGTTGCCGACCTTGCGCAGGACGACCGCATGGCAGTCTGGATTCTTGATGAGGAGCTGCGGAATCTCGAGGCTTATCTCCGACGACTTCGTCGAGCCTCGGCCGCCCTCCAGCCAGTAGTAAGTATGGCCATGGCGCATGATGTCACGGTGCAGCGCATAGAAATGCGGCGCTACCACATCACTGAGCCGTACCGTCTTCATCGTCACCATCTCCCAGATCGTCCACAATCGTCACAGCATCGTCATCCACCTGCTCAGCCGCCCGTATCTCGGCCTCGAGCTTCTGGAGCTTGAGTTTTTGTTCCTTGGCATCGAGCTGCATCGGATAGCGCTTGAGCAGGCTCTTGGCCGCCTCGAGCCGGTCCCGGGCGGATACCTGCACCCTGATGATGCGAGCGTCGCTCCTCCCGTCACCCGTCCCCTCAACGACAACTCGCTCTTCCTTGATCTCGCCGCGCAGTGTCGACGTGAGAAACTTCATGACCTCATCGACCTTGGCGATGCGCTTGTCTTCGATGTCTACTAGTCTCGCTTTGATAGCCTCTGCTAGATACATTTTGTACTGGGGTTTTCTGGGGTTTATCCAATTCGGGGCATCCTTCGCACTCCCCTCGCTGTAACCAGCTTTTCTTGCAGCCTTCGTATAATCACCGAGCTCGACATAATAATCGACGAACCGCCTCTGCTTCTCTGTCAGCTTCATCTCACATGCTCACCACGCTCCCTAGTCTTATTTATGCATCAAAAAAGCACCCACGCTGTGAGTGCTCGGATATTCGTACAGGCCCTAGATTTCAGGCCTGTCTCTAAGGGGTAACTTTATGAAAGGAGGAACTTCTGCCGGTGTTGGCTCCGGCGTGACAAAATGCCGACGTTTGCGAGTGTCGTCTCCTCGCTTGCGTCATAATGGAGGCAGCGCAGGGACTTGAACCCTGCTTGCTGGGATTTGCGAGCCCAGCGGTTTGCCACGTAACCTAGCTGCCGTGTCGGGCGGGATAGCGCAGATTGCAAGGATTCAAACGCCATTATGAACAATGCCCCGCCCATGATGTATTGTTTTGGAGAGTTATCGTCGTCCCATCCAGACATCCGATACTACTATTATCGCACAGATCTGAATCAAAATCCGGCACAAAAGCGGAAGTGTTTTCGCCCTCGTACTTATCCACAGGCTCCTGTGATTTGTCAAAGCACTGCGAAGTGAAAAGCCATCTGCTCGGGGACAGCATCCTCGCCAAAAATGATAGCAGCCATTGTCTTCACGGCTCGCCCGCCGGTCTTCCTTGCCCACGTCTCAGAAAAGTTCATTTCAGAAGCCAAATCCACCCATCTCTTCTTCTCGAAGTAATACCCCTTCACAAGACGCTGCTCCCGTTCGTCAAGGCAGGCCAGCGCATGATCGACGAGCTCCAACCTATGCTCGATGACATCTGCCTGCGCCTCGCACCACGCCGCCATCTTGGCCTTCTTCGTGCGCCGATCAGCGGCCGCTTCCACGGCATTGAGCTCTGGCGAGCCACCGCCTGCCTGGTCCCCATACTTGGAAATCGGTGCCGCAATATCAGAGCCCTCCGAAAGCTCCTCTCGGATGGTCTTGGCCCGCATGCGCATACTCTCCGCCGTCCCCAGCATCCGGCCATATTGGCTCAGGTAGCGCTTCACGATTTCAACGTAGTCATTGTATTCCTTAAGCTCTTTCACGATATCTCCTCCCCGCACAAAAGCCAGAGAGACCCACAGCCTCCCTGGCATATCATCATTTCTTTCGGCTCAATGCCTTGGCCTACTCCTCATCCTCGATGCGCTAGAGCTCCTGCAGCCACGCGCAGTTCCGCCGGCGCTTGTAGTCGGTAACGCCAAAGACCACTAGCAGGCTCAGCCCAGCGCCCAAGCAAAACGCCAGCCAGATGGCCAGCAAACTCACGATGTCCATCTTACTTCTTCGCCTCCTCACATTCTTTTCGTTCCGATTCGGCTTTCAATGACTTCGGTACCGATCTCTTTGTAGATTCTATCCACATATGCTGCATCTTCATAAAACGAACGTTCTACAAGGTCACGAGCATTCAAGTGTTTTGCCATATCTCTTGCTTCTTCCAGACTGTCAGCACGGACAAAAGCATCGCCATGCATATCGATTTCAAAATGGACTTTGTATTTTGGCATGATATTCCTCCTTACCTCCAAATCTTCCCTGTCTGTTTATCGCGCAGGATCACGCGCTCCTCGATGTCGAAGCCGAACTCGTTGGCCGCGAAGCGCAGGAGATGCATCAGGTGCTTGATGCGTGACAGTGATTTGGCATCCTGTTCGCTCAGCGTCGGCTTCTTGAGCACGCTCGAGAACACCTTGTCTGCCGTCGGGTCGGTGTATCCTTCTTCATTTCTCAGCATGGTCATTCTCCTCTCCAAGGTCCACCAGCTCCAAGACGCCGCTTCTATGGCTCCGCTCCTGCAGGCGTTTCTTGTAGCTCGGGTAGGTCATCCATTTCAATGTGTTGTAGGTCTTGCCGGTCTTCCTGGCAATCTCTGCAAGCGTTCCGTCTGCGAGATTCTGCTCACCCTTGTAGATGGCATAGATGTGATTCACGCCAAGCCGCCTCCCTCCTCAGCCTCGCCGTACTGGCGCAGCCGGTTCTTGCAGTTGACCATCTCGGCCGCCAAGCGGAACTGCTCGGGCGTCGTCGCGTTGACAAGGAGTGTCAGCGCACAGATGGCAGTATCGACCATCTCTTCGATGAAGGCCGCATGGCTCTTGGCGTCGCGGTTGCGCTGCCATCGGTCATATGCCTCCTGCACCTCGCCGCATTCTCCAATAATGTGCAGGATCTGCGCATTGTAGTCGAGCGTGTCAGCCTTCGTCACGTGCGGGCGGACGGGATGCAGGAGCCGCAGGTCGTACAGCACCGGCTCACGATCACATGCCTGTTCCAGCTCATCCTGGAACGCATCGGGGAACTCCTTGCGCAGAGCAAGCTCGGTACGCTGGCAGATCTCCGACGCTTCGCCCAGCGGGTTGTAGTCGCCGCTCATGAAGTCGCCGCACTCAAGCCTCTTAAGCGGGCAGGTCTTGCTCTCGCATCCATGATAGTCACCCTTGGCATCGATGCCGCCGTATTTCTGGCAGCACCGCCTCGTCAGCTCGATATACTTCTCAGTGTCCATCTTTCTGCTCTCCCTTCTTCGCCTCCAGCACTTTGAATGCCCTCTCGATGGATTCGGTCATGCTCCAGCCGATCTCCTCTTTGATGGCATCGTCGATGTCGGTCGACTTGACCTTTCCGTCATGCAGGCCGTCCTGGTAGATGACGAAGCCCTCCACGAACCGCTCGAGACGCGTGGCTCCAAAAGGCGCGCCGAGGCCGCCATCTCTCAGAAAGCCGATGACGGAGGCGAATGCGTCGGCAACGCCAGTTGCATACGCTTCGGATGGCTTCTGGATGTCCCGCCGCAGCTTCTTGTAGATCCTGTCGGCTGTCTGCTCCTCAGCTGCCACCTGCATAGCCTGCAATGTCTTCTGTACCGTCTCGACGTCTGCTCCCGGCAGCGCCCGGTTCAGCTTCCGTCTCATTTTCCTTGCTGTACTCATTTTACTCTCCACCTATATCCTTGTATGCGTTTTGCTATGGATGACCGTTCTAGCGCGTCCTAGGCGCTCAGAACGGCACTTCCTCGTCTGGAATATACTGCCCGCCCGGATTGGAATTGGCGAACAGGTTCAGCTCTTGGCCAATGTCATCCGCGATCAGGCGATGCTTGTAGTATTTCTTACCATCCTTCTCCCACTTGTCCAACGTGATATGGCCGGTCACGATGACCTTGTCCTTGTCATGCAGCTGGCCGTCCCATGCCTGCGCCAGACGGTCGAAAGCCGTCACATCGATGCCGCCATACGCGGCTTTACCATCTTTCCCTTTGCCCTGGTAGTACGACAAGCGAAACGTCAGCACTGCCATACCGCTCTTCGCCACACGGCTCTCCGGCTGGAAGACCGTGCCTGTCAACGTCACATGATTCATGATTCCTTGCTCCTTCCTGCTTCCCACTCGCGGAAAAGCTCAAACCAATCGGCTGCATCCATCGTGATCTTCCAGCGCGTGTTGTTGCGCCGGTGGGCCACAATGGGCAGGCTACCGTCCGCTTTCATTCCGGCATCGCGCCGCGCCTGATCGAGAGCATCGTCGATATTCAGGTGCTCAACGCGCTTGACCTCGATGTGGATGCCAGGCAACCCGACACAGTCCGCCGCGTCACCTGTCTTCCCACAATACTGCGCCGTCCGACGCACCTCGTAGCCATTCGCCCGGCAAAGCCTGGCAAACTCCAGCTCCCCGGCCTTGCCCTTGGCCCTGCTGTTGGTCATGCCCTCACCTTCCTTTGGCTTGCTCCGGCGAATACCAAACACTGTGAGGTGTTGCGCAGCCGGTCCATGATGCGGCCGGAGTATGTTCCGGCCAGTTCTTCCTTGCTGAGGTTCGTCGTCACGATGATCGGTAGCATCTTGTTGTAACGCTCGGTGATGATGCTGTCGACCTTGCTGAGTACCCATCCCTGGTCGATGTTCTCACTGCCGAGGTCATCGAGGACGAGGAGCGGCGTCGAGCGGATGCGGCGCTCATACCGTGCCCATTCCTCTTTGTTGAGGGCCCGCATCGTGAAGAGGTTGTCGATGAGCGAGCACATCGGCACCATGAGGCAGCCCCCGTCCTGCACGCGCATCCAGTGTCGCATCACTGCCACGGCCATCGTCGTCTTGAGCGTGCCATAGTTGCCCGCGAGGATGAGGCCATAGCCGCGCTTGACGTTCTGCTGGATGTCATCAGCATAGGCCTTCACGGCCTTGTAGTTCTGCCGGATATCCCAATCGGGCGGCAGGCCACGGCGCTCGATGCTCTCGAACGTGATGCCCTGATAGCGCTTGCCGATGCCCGCGAACTCAAGCGCCTTGATGTGCTTCTCCTGCTCGCGTGCATCAATCCCAGCCGGACTTCTCGTTGGCCCACTTGCGCCGCTCGGCCTCTGGGTCAAAGCGGAGCGCTTTCTTGCGATGTCGACCAGCAGTTTTTGCAGGTCTGGGTCCATCTGCTTTTCCATGTCCATGTTCCTCCTCTGGATCGTCATATCCGTTCTGCTCCCAGCTCTTCAAGATGCCTTCGATGTACCCCATACTGCGGCGGCCTCGATAGTCCGCCCTGTCGATGGCCTTGAGCAGGGCATCCTTGCCGTAGTGGTCCAGACAGTCGGAGAGACGTTCCAGATCTGCCGGGCTTGGTACAGGACGGATGCTCTTCTCGTAGACCTCGACCACCTGATGGAAGTTCTCGTCTTGGGGTGGTGCTGTAGTAGAAGAGATATGTTTACTGTTTATACTGTTTATGTAGGGTTCGTTTTTCGAACCCTTGGTGGGTGTTATGGGTTCGTTTTTCGAACCCTTAGGGTTAGATTTTCGAACCCTTGGCTCTGTTATGGGTTCGTTTTTCGAACCCTTTGAAGTGGTAAACTAAAATTGGACACGGAGGGGGTAATTTTTGGACATACGGTGTATACTGTACGGATAGT